TTTATGAAAGTAATATAATACAACTACTAATACCACCAATATGAATATCATAATCGGTGATAATTTAGAATTTAATATACTACTAATCTCTTTCATTAGATTTCTTCTCTAACAATAGGATTATAATCAATTTCAGGCAGCGTAAACCACCAACTAATAACTCCTAATTCATTTGCACGAACTAAAGTAAGGTAGTTATACTCCTCAATTGAAATAAACCAATTTCCATCTGCATCTAATACAGGATTGAAAAACTGTACATTGTCAAATGTTTGACCGATTAATGCATCCTTTTGTAATGTTGTTAATTGTCTTACTTTTATCATACTTGTCTGCTTAGTGTTGTTTGAAACGTTTGTATCGCATTGTAAAAATTAGTTGCATCAGTATCAGATAGTGCTTCTCCAAGTGATGCTATAGCACATTCTTTATTAGTATAACCAAATAGCGTTGTATTACTATCATTGACAGCCCCTATAAATACATTTCCATTTGGTTGTGTTGCAGTACCTCCACCACTATTCCTAACTTGTAATACATTTCTTCTTAATAATTTTACTTCAGTTGGTGATTGATGAATACCAACAAGTAAACCAGCTGCATCACTTCCTGTTGAATTTGAAGCTGCCATGAAAATTGAACCTAAAAAAGTCGAAAAGAATGCTTGTGTATTATTTAATCTTCTTAATACAAAACAGAAATTTGAGACACCAAATACAACACCCATGCCATATTCAGAATTATTATATCCAGTCGCAGTTCTAGAATAATATGACATATGATTATAAGTAGTATTATTAAAAACAGTAAATGGATTTAATTTAGTATCAGCATACGCAGTTGTTCCATTGGGTAACGCACCATTCGCACTATGTGTCCATCCACCACTAAATACTAATCTATACGCAGCGTCTAAATCTCTAGGGTCTTTAAGATTAAATTTATGTGTAGATGCTGTACCGCCTACGAATGGGTATAATGCTTTCATTTTAGTCCAAATGTTAGCTGTCTTCAAGTCAGTAACTAAAGTATTGATAGCACTTTTTTGAGTAGTATTTGTAATAGTAGCAGCAGTAATAAAAGCTTGAGCATCTATGTCTATGCTAACACCACCACCCATAGTAGTAGCACGCAAAGTTGGAACGTGATTGTTTAATATTCCGTATCCGTAGAACATTCTATCCTAAGATTAAATTAACTGATCCACTTGTTAAGTCAACGCCACTAAATAACACACCTTGACCTGTAATCAATGCACCAGCTTTAACAGCAGTTGCAGGAGTTGTAATATATGTACTTTTAACATCTGTACCAGCAACTTTAATAGATGCAAAAACTGTATCTTCTAACACAAAAATACCAGCAATTACAGCAGTTACCTCTGTCGTGTCATTAACTAATTTAGTTCCTTTCGTAGCAACTAATCTATCTAAATTTGGTAAACTCATATCTATTTTATTATTTTAATTTCTAAATTTGCAAGTGTAATTAAAGAATCAGATACTATTGACGTTGTACTATCTGCCGTGTAAAAAAGTATTTGTGTCGTTGATTGTCTAAATGCACCTATATTCGCACCTGAACCAGCACCACCTAAGGATATGGTTATAAATGTTTTATCAAGTGTAAATAAAGCACTAGAAGCGGTTAATTTATATACGCCAGTTGAATCTCTAGTAAATGTAAATGTTTGGGTAACCTCATCTACATAGCTATAATTAACAGTTGGAGCAGCTGTACCTGATTGACTAACATTAAACAAGATAGTTTTAAATGGTCTTATATTAGCACCTGTAACGGACTTTGTATCGTATGTAGCTCCGTTATAATCGGACACCATCACTAAATCATCGTCCTGTAGTTGTGCTGCCTTCGCTGTTAACTCGCTTATCTTTTTGTTTGCCATCTTTCTCTATCTTCTTAAGATATAACTCCAATTTAATAATATTGTTTTGTTTAGGTTTATATACCTCTTTTTTCATAAATACCAATTTGATAAATAATTGCCATGTTGCGGAAACACGTCACCACTTCCGTTTGTTAAATATTCGTTAAATAACGATTGATTTACAACCATATAATCTAAAAATCTTTGCGCGTAATTCTCAGCAATACGTTTTTCTTTCTCAATCAAATAATCAACCTCTTCTTTACTTACAATTTCAGCATTTTCAGAACTATGTTTGTATAATCCTTTATTGGAAATTGAATAAGCTGCGAATGGTAAATATTCAACCATTGTAAAATGTATCAACATAGGCTTTAAATACGTGTTTACAAGCGTCGCATAGTTACCTGTTAATGTACTTGATGCGATATCATTCTTAATTTTAGTCATTAAGTCAGAACCTACGTATTGCAACAGCCAAATATCCTGTGCGATTTTTATGAAGGGTATTACCTTATCCGTGTCAACATTACCATTTAATGCTGTGTACGCTTGCAAATCTGCTTTCCCTATTAATAATGCTTCTGCCATAATTATTTAACGTCTGATGGTAAATTTGTATTGTTAGGATGAAATCCTTTACGTGGTAAATTGTTTGGTTGTACAGATACTTGATAAGGATTAGTAATTTTATACCCCATTATTTCTGCTTTTCTAGTACCTATTTGTCTTGCTTTTGGACTATTTACATCCACGTTTTGATCTTCCAAACTTGCAAATGTTAATCTTTTAAAAGAATGTCTGCATCGAGGGCCCCCCTTAAATAAGAACAAATTATAAGGCTCGTTATTATGTTCAAACCCGGGATTTACTAATTTAGAATTCATACTTTCTAAATCTTCTTTGCGATAAACTTTTTTAGTACTCATCATTACTCTACAAAAGTCCCTTTGTGGATTAGCGTTGCCTGTATATTGGTAACGTACTTTCCATTGAATACCATCGATAACTTTATCTTGAAAACTTTTAGAGTTTGGTCTTGCTACACCACTAGAAACAAAATCTAACACTTTAGATAGCATTGTTTTTTTAGGTTGTAATTGTAAATCTAATTCATCCTCTAAATCATAATCAACATCTCTTTCGTCTACTAATAACCAATCTTCTCCGATGTCTTCTCCAATTTCATCTAAATACATTTCAAGTTCTGACTTTTCAGCACTCATTTCAACGCCTGTTTCTTCTTTTACTTGCTCTGTAGATTGTGCATTTGATAAGTCTACAAATTCTAAAGGTTGTAAAGTCTTAAAGAATAATTTTAATGATACACCATTAAATGCTAAGATACTATCTAACGCTTCTAATAATATTTCTTGTTTTGGTCTTATTACCATGTTATCAAATAGAATAACACTATTCTTTAACTCATCTGCATTTGCACTGAATCCTGTAGTTGTAGCAATACCAAATATAAGCGGTGATGTTACGCAATGACCTGTTAATATCTTACTTCTGCATTCATCTGACAAATATTGATAATGGTCCGCCGCATCTTGAAGTGGAATGCTGTCAACTGTTGTCTTTTTTGATTCATCTTCGTTGAATGAAACAACCACTTTCTTCCCTGTTGAACCTGTTAATTTACTTATAGTCTTTCTTGCAATCTCATCTTTCTGTTCATCAGTCGGTAAACCATTATTAAAATTTACTATAGTCGTGGGGCTGAACCCGTTAACAACTTCATTAATAAGGTATTCGCTTATCTTTTCTTCTAATACAGTATATTCTAATGCACCTTGATAGTCAACTCTGCTAAAATACTTAGTACCGACAGAATAAGGTTGTATCATTAATATTTCAATCTCACTTTTACCCTCTCCAAATGCGTCGAATCTTTTAGGTACAAATTTCTTTGGGTCTTCCCAATTATCAGAATAGTAATATCCTACAATATTTCCGTCTGCATCACACTTTTCAGGTCTTAATAATTGTACAGGAATGTGATAAACTTTAATTACGTTCTTATGTCCTTTATCATAATGTACTTGAAACGCACCTTGACCTAACAAATATAAGTCTTGGATAACTCTGCGCAAATCATTTGCTGTAAATAAAGTCAACATTTGAGCGTAATCGTTTGGCTTTTTAGACGCATCTAACGCACTTAATCCCTTTCCGTATATTAATCTACTAATATTATTTACAACAGCGCTATGTGTAGCACTATTGGAATATCTATCAATTAAGAATTGAAAGTAATTATTATCCTCTCCATAGTTTACCCATTCATTACGTTTGTCTTCGGTAACT